AAAAAGACCTCATAAGGTCTGCTTTAGTTAATACTGTCTTTCCATGTCCTCTTGGCATAATGATAGCCAACTGCTTGACATCCATATCATTTATTGCATCTGCTATCTCAAAGTGAAACCAAGGAGTCTCTGACCTCATAAAATCATCAGGTAAGAACAACTTTCCAAATGCAATTATATCATTATATGCAAGATGTAGTGCCTCTTCTTCTTTAGACACATTATGTAGGTTTATATTAGCCACTAAATCCCAAGTCTATTGCAAGCATGTGATAACTTCCCTAATGAAATTTCTTGTTCTGTTTCTAATGTTTGTATTCTTTCAAGATGATAACCAAGTATATCACTAACATCTTCAAGCATAGAGTCAAGCTTTTTAATCTTTTCCTCACAGTTACAAGTCT